GGCGCTGAAGTGATCGAGGGTGCGGGTAGCTGGTATCTGGACGGCTCGCGAATGCTCAATGGCGCCGACTTCCTGGGCGACAGCGACGGCACGAAATGGGCCTGGTATCGCGTGCGGCTTGCCCAGCCGATTGCAAACAGTCAGGTGGCGCAGGTGAAACGGATTCTGGCTAACACCGCGCCAGCGCGCTGCTACTTGGAAGCGCTGGATTTCACCGCCGCCGCATTCATTCTGGACGGCAGCGTAAAGCTGGACGGGACATATAACCTTGGAACAGTGATTTAATGGCCAATCTTACAGAAAATGATGCTTTCGATTCTGGCGTGTATCAGTGGGAAACCACCGATTCAGCGCTGGGCGGCCCTTTGGGGGTAATGAATCGGCCGCTTCTGTCGCTGGTGAACCGTTCGCGTTACCTGCTGAACCGCCTTATGGACGGCGCGCTGGGGTTCATGGCCGACAACGGGGCAAAAAACGCCATTGCCGCGACGCTGACCCAGCCCATGCCGGGCCTGGTTGACGGGGTGAAAGTCGCTTTCAGAACGAAGGTAACGAACGACGGCGCGGTAACGCTGGCGCTGACGAACGCAACTGGTGGACCGGCGCTGGCCACGCTTCCCGTGTACGGCAACGACCAAGCGGCACTGATCGGCGGCGAATTCCCGGCCGGGTCCGTCGTGAATGTGCGGCTGAATACGGCGCTTAATGCAGCAAACGGCGGCGCCTGGGTTGTTGAGTCGATTTCAGGCGGCTATGCCAACATTCCGACCGCGCCCACGGGCGACATGACGAAGAAAGCCGCGAACATGGCGGCCATCTTTGCTGCGACGGACGGCTATCAGGTGGTGGACGTTTCGGGAAGCACGGACACGGCGCTTACTCAGGCGCAGTATGGCGTGGCCATGCTGAAGCTGACCGGCGCGCTTGGCGCTTCGAAAAACCTGATTCTCCCGGCGCAATCTGGCCAGTGGATTATCGACAACGAAGCCACGGGCAATTTCAACGTGACGGCGAAGGCGGCGGGTAGCAGCGGAAGCACGGTTATCCTGCCTGCTGGCTCGCCTGTGATCGTGTGCAGCGACGGCACAAACGTTAAGTTTGCGAGCGCTGGCGGCCAGTCTTACATGAAGGCTTACCCGTTCTCCGGGCTGGCCACGAACACGCTGAACATTACGGGCGGCTATACGCCGGGCGCGATCATTGTCGAGCGGAACGGCAGCCTGCTGGAACCCGGCACGGCAGCGGCGCCCGATTACACCGCGACGGACGGCGCCACGGTTGTGCTGGCCACGGCGCTTACGGCTGACGAAACCGTGACCGTGTACACGTTCGCCACGTTCAGCGTCGCCAACGCCGTGCAGAAATCCGGCGACACCATGGGCGGCCCGCTGGCGCTGTATCAGGGATCGACGGCGCCGACGCCTGCGGCTGACGACAACAGCCAGATTGTGCCGCCGACAGCGTGGATGCACCCGCTCGCCGCGCATGGCCAGTGCCGCCTTTCTGTGGCCAGTGCTACGTCGCTGAAGCTGGCGCGCTACAACGGCGCATGCCTGAACATCAACGGCACAATTCGGCAAATTCCGGCCGCAGGCGTGACGATTTCGAACGCGAGCCTGGCAGCCAGCACGCTCTATTACGTGTACGCGTACATGAACGCGGGAGTAATGACGCTTGAACTGTCCGCGACGGGGCATGCGACGCACACGAATGGCGTGGAAATCAAGTCCGGCGATTCTACGCGCACGCTGGTTGGCATGATTTACACAAGCGCGAGTGGGCAGTTTCTGGACGCTGGGAACCAGCGTTTTTGCGCAAACTGGTTTCATCGCAGAATGGTTGGCGGTAGCTTATCGCTCGCCGGGCTTTCCAGTACATCAACCACGTCAGCAGAGCTTTCCGCCAGCGCAAGATTCAGTTTCCTGTCGTGGTCCGATGAGTATGCAATGGTCGGGACTGACGGCGAGTATTACAGTTCGGCGGGTGGCTCGATTGGGGTTACTGAATACTTCAACGGCGCGCAGTCGGGGCCTAATGCACTAACCAATACTTCTGGCGGTTCCGGGGTTTGCTTCAGCACAAGTTCTTGCAACGTATGTGTTGAGGGGTTGAATGTGGCCACGGTCTACGCGCAGACAACTACGGGCACCATGACGCTGGCAAGCGCAACGCATAAAGCACTGTTCCGCGCATAAAAAGGAAACCTTAAACCATGAGTCTCGCAGCCAATCTGGCAAAACTTGGAAAGCTGCTGCTGGCGCAAGCCAGCGGCGTTATCAACGGCCCGACGCCGAACGCGGGCGACAACAGCCAGGCGGTGATTAACAGCGCCTGGTTTAAGGCCGAACAGGCGACGGAAGCGGCGCAGGGTACGGCGAAGGTGGCCACGCAGGCAATCACGAACGCAGGTACGGACGACGCTACCATTGTGACGCCTAAAAAGCTGCGGGCGGGGTTCGCTATCAGCCTTACGGCCAATGGCTATATCACGTTCCCTTCGTGGCTGGGCGGGCTGATTATCCAGTGGGGGCAATACAACACCACGGGCACGTCAACGCCGCAGACCGTTACTTATCCGCTGGCATATCCGACCGGAACGTTATCCCTGGTTTGCGCGCCATTAAGCGGCCTGGCTCTAGTCACGGTTGACAGCCCATATTCGTGGAGCAATACGGGATTCACCGTGGTTGGGGCGCAAATTCAACCGACTTCAGCCAACTACAGCGCACACAACGGGCAATATATTTCCATCGGGCGATAAAGACATGGGCCAAAAACGCGCAGCATATGACGACGCCGGAACAATCACGGCGTTCTATGACGACTCACTAAGCCCCGCGCCGCAAGGCGTGGCCACCATTCCGCTAACGACAGACCAGTGGCAAGCGTGCCTGTCGAACTATGGCGGCTACATCGTGCAGAATGGCGCGCTGGTGGCGGCGCCAGAAGCCGACCCGGCCGCGCTGCTGGCTGCCGTCCAATCCGCCAAGGTGGCGGAACTGTCGGCGGCCTGCCGGGCGGCAATTCTCGCTGGCTTCACGTCCAGCGCGCTGGGCGAGCCATACAGCTATCCGGCAAAAGACACGGACCAGCAGAACCTTAACGCGTCCGTCGTCGCTTCGCTGCTGCCGGGCCTGGCTGACGATTGGGTGACGCCATTCTGGTGCGCGGATTCGGCGGGAGCTTGGGCGTTCCGCATGCACACCGTGGCGCAAATCCAGCAGGTGGGCAAAGATGGCAAGGCGGCGATTGTGGCCGCCATGGTGAAAAACCAAACGCTGGCCGACGAAGCGGCAGCCGCCACCACCGTGGCCGCCGTTCAATCCATCGCCTGGGGTTAACCGATGCTGGCGCGCTGGTTTTGGAATGTGCTTATCGCGCTGGACCAGTTCGGCAACGCGGTAACTGGCGGCGATCCTGACGAAACCATATCGAGCCGCGCAGACAAGGCAATGAATAAGGGGAAGCGCTGGGGGTGCATCATGTGCCGCCTGCTGAACCTGATTCAGAAAGACCATTGCCAGAAATCCCTGGAACCCGACGAAGGCGCCCGCGCCGTTATTCCAGACTGAAAGCGACTTTCAAGCGGCAGCCATTGGCCACCTTCGGGTGGTCTTTTTTTGCCCAAAACCCCGCCGTGGAACGGTTAGCCGCCCGGCGCGATGATTGCGGCAATATTAAGGGGTGGCCCACTACATGAGCACAGACTTTCTCCACGGCGTAGAAGTCCTGGAAATCAACGACGGTTCGCGGACCATTAGCATTGCGTCCAGTTCGGTTATTGGCATCATCGGCACCGCGCCGAATGCCGACCCGGCCGCATTCCCGCTTAACACGCCCGTGCTTGTGGCTGGCTCGCGTGTGGAAGCGGCCAAGCTGGTGGCGCTGACGACTTCGCTGGATAACGGCACGCTGCCGGATGCAATCGACAGCATTTTCGACCAGTCCAAGGCGGTTTTGATCGTGGTCCGCGTGGATGCCGACGAAGACCCGGCCGCGCAGCTTGCAAACCTGATTGGCGGCGTTGACGCGAACGGCAATTACCTGGGCGTCCAGGCTTTCGTGGGCGCTGAACACGTGACGGGCTACAAGCCGCGCATTCTGCTGGCGCCGGGCTTCACGCACCAGCGCGTGGCCAACGGCGTTTCCACGCTGGCAATCAACAACGCGGGCGCTGGCTACACAGACGGCACTTACGCGCTGACGGCCACGGGCGGCGGTGGCGGCACGGGCGCAGCGGCCACGGCAACGGTGGCAGGCGGCAAGGTTACGGCCGTTGAAATCACGAAAAACGGTTCCGGCTATACGGCCGTACCGACGTTCGCACTTCCCGCTGGCGCTGGCGCTGGCACGACCCAGGCCACCTTCACGGCGACCACGGGCACGGTGGCAAACGCGGTGGTGGCGGAAATGATCGGCATTGCCGAATCGCTGCGCGCCGTGATTATCCCCGACGCGCCCAGCACGAACGACGTGGACGCCATCGCATACGCGGGCGATTTCGACAGCCGCCGCATTTACCTGGTTGAACCGAAGGTAACGAAGACCGACAGCAGCGGCAACAACGTTACCGCCTTCACCAGCGCACACACGGCTGGCCTGATTGCGAAGTCGGACAACGAACGCGGCTTCTGGTGGTCCCCGTCGAACCAGGCTATTAACGGCGTGACGGGCACCGCTCGCGTGATCGACTTCACCATGGGCGACACGACCTGTCGCGCCAATCTGCTGAACGCTAAAAACGTCAACGTCGTGATTCGCCAGAACGGTTATCGGCTGTGGGGCAATCGCACGCTGTCGAGCGATGCCAAATGGAAGTTCCTATGCGTGGTCCGCACGTCGGACATTATCGCGGACAGCCTGATGGCGGCGCACCTGTGGGCGGTTGACCAGGGCATTACAAAAAACTACGTCAGCGACGTGGTGGAAGGCGTGAACGCGTTCCTTCGCAACCTGGTGGCCCGTGGCGCGATCCTGGGCGGCCAGTGCTGGGCAGACCCGGACCTGAACACGCCCGATCAACTGGCGGCCGGTGCCGTCGCGTTCGATTTCGATTTCACGCCGGTTTATCCGTCCGAGCGCGTGACGTTCCGCGAACACCTGGTGAATGACTATATCGCCAGCATTTTTTCGACTAGCGCGAGCTAAAGCCCATGCCTATCCAGAATATCCGCAAGTATTTCAACGTCTTCTATAACGGGCTGGGCAAGGCTGGCAAGTGCGAGGAATTCAACCCGCCGAAGCTGGCCGCCAAGCTGGAAGACTTCCTGGGCGGCGGCATGTTCGCGCCCGCCGAAATCACGATGGGGCTAGAAAAGCTCGAATCGGATTTCACGCTGAAGTCCTACGATAAAGACGTTATCGCCACTTTTGGCGTGACCGAAGGAACGGACATTACCGTGTCCCTTCGCGAAGTGCTGGAAGACGACGACGGCACGCAAACCGGCGTGGTCCACACCCTGCGCGGCAAGGTGAAGGAAATCGACCAGGGTTCCGTGCAGACCGGCACGGCCGCCAAGCTGAAAACCACGCTTACTCTGAAGTATTACAAGCTGGAACACGGCGGCACCACGGTGCTGGAAATCGACGTTGTGAACATGGTTTTCAAGCGCAACGGCGTGGACGCACTGGCCAACGTGCGCAGCCTGCTGGGCATCTAAAGACGGCGCAGGGCTGGTGCAACGCCAGCCCTGAAAGCGACTTTCATAAAAACAGGAATCATCCATGGCAACCCGCAAGCAAACCGAAGAAAAGAAAACGCCCGAAGACTTCGTGGAATATATCGAAGGCTTCGCAGATATTACGCTGTCGCGCCCGCTTGACGTTGCAGGCGTTCCGGTGAAAAAACTCCGCATGCGCGAGCCGACCGTCCGAGACCAGCTTGTGTATGACAAGCTGAAGGGAAGCGACATTGAGCGCGAAGTAACCATTTTCGCCAATCTGTGCGAAATGGACGAAAAGCAAATGCAAAGCCTTTCCGTTCGCGACTACCGGCGCGTGTCGGCGGCCTATTCGGGTTTTCTGGACTAGCGCCCGCGCTTATCCGACGCGGTGCGCTTTCCCTGGCCAGCCACACTGGCTGGGGCGAATCGGAAATATTAGGCATGGCCGCTTCGCGGTTCCTGTGGTGGATCGACGGTCTAAACGAACTGACAGCGAGCGATGGCGAATAAGCGGCTAAATGCCACAATCGTTATTGGTGGCACGATTTCCGGCGCGCTTAAGGGCGCGCTGGGCGTGGCCCAAAACGGGCTGAAGCAAATCAGCAGCGAAATGGGGCGCGT